CCTCTTTTCGCGCGTTTGCAGGTTTTTTTAGGGTGGGGTGAAACATGGGACGACGCGGCCCGGCACCTGAGCCGACTGTGATCAAGATGGCACGCGGCAACCCTGGGCTACGCAAGCCCAACGCCCGCGAGCCGAAGCCAAAGGCTGGCAATATTAAGCCGCCCAAGTACCTGGCCGGTGAAAGCCTCAAGTGTTGGAAGTCAATCACGCCCGGCCTGATCGCAACCGGCGTGATGACTGAGGCCGATGTGCCGACGCTTGCACGGTATTGCACCATGTATGAGCAGTGGCTCCGCTACTTGGCTGAGGTTCGCGCTGGTAATGACATTCTCGTCATACTCAACGACGACGGAAGCGTGAAGTACCAGCAGAGTTCACCAGCCGCCACGATGCAACAGAAGCTCGCCACCTCGATGCTCCGCATTGAGCAGGAGTTTGGATTGACCCCTTCCGCGAGGACCGGAATCGTTGCCAAGACGGACGAAGAAGACGACCCGCTCGCCCGGTTCATCAGCTAAGCTGCCGCCGATCAACAAGCAGGCAGCGGCCAAGGTTTGTGATTTCTTTCCGGTTGTGCTCAGGCACAGCAAGGGTGCTATCGCTGGCCAGCCTTTCGATCTGTTGCCCTGGCAGAAAACCGTTCTGTCTGAGTTGTTCGGTCGCCTCAATCCAGACGGCACGCGAGTGCGTCGGGTTGGCTATATCGAGGTGCCAAAGAAAAACGGCAAGAGTACGCTCCTGGCTGGAATCGCTTTGTATTTGCTAGTGGCTGACTCTGAGCCTGGTGCTGAGATTTACGGTGCGGCTGCGGACCGCGAACAAGCAAGCATCATTTACCGCGAGGCCGCCGCGATGGTCAGGGCTTCGCCTAGTCTGTCGAAGCACTGCGAGGTCATCGACTCGCGGAAAACCATCTTTGTAAGGGCCACCAACAGCTTTTATCGGGTGCTGAGTGCTGACGCTTTTCGGGCGGAAGGTCTGAACATCCACGGCTTGCTGTTTGACGAGCTGCACGCCCAGCGTGACCGCCGCCTGTGGGACTGCCTTCGCTACGGAGGTGCATCTCGTAGGCAACCCGTTTTGCTGTCAATCAGCACAGCAGGCTATGACCGCAAAAGCATCTGCTGGGAACAGCACCAATACGCTGAGCGAGTCATTGCCGATCCGATGCTAGACCCTGGTTTTTACGGGTGCATCTACGGATGCGATCACAACGCCAAAGACTTTGACATTTCAAAGAAAAAGTTTTGGTATCAGGCGAATCCTAGCCTTGGGCACACAATAACCGAAGAAAGTTTTGCCGCTGATGTGAAAGAGGCTCAGAACTCGCCAGCGAAGCTGTCATCTTTTCTTAGATATAGGATGGACTGCTGGCTGACCGCAGAAAGCCGGTTTTTCAACCTGCAAAAATGGTCTGCTTGCCGTGTTGAGCCGCACGACATGACCGGCAGGGCCTGCTATCTGGGCCTTGACCTGGCCTCTACTACCGACCTGACGGCCGCCGTGATTGTCAGCGAGGACGACGACGGCGTGCTGGACGTTGTGCCGTTCTTCTGGTGTCCGTCAGAAAGCATTGAACAACGCAGCCTGCGGGACAAGGTTGACTATATTCAGTGGGCAAAAGACGGTCACATCAGGGTGACAGACGGCAACGCAACTGACTATGAGACAATAAAGCAGGACATTTTGTCATTTTGTGACCAGTTCGGGGTCAAACAGATCGGCGTCGATCCGTGGAACGCTACTATGCTCAGCCAGAGCCTAGCGGCCGAGGGTGCCGACATCGTGAACGTGCGGCAAGGCTATGGCACGCTCTCTGCACCCATGAAACGGCTCGAGGCGTTGGTGCTTGATGGTAAACTCAGATGTAACCACCCGATTATGGACTGGTGCGCTGCGAATTGTGCAGTTCAGAGCGATCATCAAGGCAATATAAAGCCAAGCAAGGCCAAAAGCACCGAGCGAATCGACGGCATTGCCGCACTTGTTACAGCTATGGCCGTGCAGGCCGCCGCTGAGACACCGCCGCCAGAACAGGACTGGAACATAATAAGCGTATGAGTACAGTCGAAGTCATCAAGAATCGGGACGAGAACCGCATTCGCGAGCTGCGTTCCTTTGACTTTGCGGCCCTCGCACGGTCTGGCGGGATGAGGCGGGAGACGCCAGAGACGGCACCCGAGGTGCCAGCGGTCATTGCGTGCATCCGAGTGATTGCCGAGAGCGTCGGCAGCCTGCCGCTGCACATCTACCGCATGGATTCAAACGGTGCGAAGGTGCTGGCGACCGACTCGCCGCTCTACCGGCTGATGCGGTACGCACCGAATGACGAGCAGACGAGCCTAGAGCTACGCGAGCAATTATGCATGCTCTATTTGTTATATGGCGATGCCTACTGCGAGCTGGTACGCAACGACCGCGGCGTGATTACGGCGATGATGCCACTTCACCCGTCGCGGATGACCACAGAGCGGCTGACCGATGGCACGCTTCGCTACATCTACCGCGAACCAAATGGTCGCCAGACCATCTACAACCAGCGGCAGCTCTGGCATCTGCGGATGCCGACCCTTGACGGCGTGCATGGGCTGAGTCTGCCGACGCTTGTGCGTGACGCAATTGCACACGCTAGGGCACTTGAGAGCTACGGTCTGACCTATTTTGCCAATGGTGCCCGGCCCGGCGTTGTCTTGCAGAGCGATAACCCGATTCCGCCCGAGGCTGCCGAGCGGATGCGGGAGCAATGGGAAAGGATGCACCGCGGCAGCGACCGAGCGCATAGAACAGCTGTGTTGCCTAACGGTCTCAAAGTGCATGAGCTGAGCGGCTCCAACGAGTCAAGCCAGTTCATTGACGCCCGCAAGATGGCGGTCGTTGAGATTTGCAGAGCCTTCCGCGTGCCTCCGCACCTTGTGCAGTCGCTGGACGGTGCCACCTACAGCAACATTGAGCACCAGAGCCGCGAATTTCTGACCTATACGCTGCTTCCGCACCTTCGGCGTATTGAAGACAGCATCGCCCGCGATCTGATTGACGACCCGACGCTTTTCGCAGAGCACGACGTACACGCCTTCATGCGAGGCGACTCTGCCGCCCGTGCGGCTTGGTATCAGCAGGCATTGAACAGCGGAATCATGTCAATCAACGAGGTGAGGGCCGCCGAGGGCATGAATCCAATCGGCCCAGAGGGCGACGAAAGATTCCTTCAGGTGAATATGACCACATTGCGGCGAATTGTCGCGGGAGAATCAAACGATGGAGCTTGAACGACGCGGCCTGACTGAGCCGGTTGAGTTGCGAGAAGAGGCAGACGGCGTGCGAGTGGTGGGCTATGCGGCACTCTACAACAGTCGCAGCGTCATCCTGCCAGGCGGCTTCCAAGAGATGATCCGGCCGGGAGCGTTTGACGCTTCGCTGGAAAACCCAGAGACCGACGTTGTTGCCCTGTGGAATCACGACGACAACTTTCTGCTGGGCCGACAGTCGAGCGGCACGCTAAAGCTTTGGGCCGATGAGCGTGGGCTGATGTATTCGGTGCTGATGCCAGCCTCGCGGTCTGATGTCATAGAGGCCGTTCGGAGAAAAGATGCTAAAGGCAGCAGCTTCGCCTTCACGGTCGAGCGAGACGGCGAAGAGTACGAGCGGAATGCTGAAGGTGGCCCTCCTCTGCGGTACATCAACAAGGTCCGAGCACTCTACGACGTCTCGGTGGTGGTGCATCCGGCCTACCCTGAGACCACCGCGGCCGTTCGCCAGCGAGCTGCGGAGCTGCTGGTCGAGCCGATTGCCGAGCAGTCTGAGCCCGCCCCGCTGCGGGTGAGCCCGCTGGCCCGAGCTGCACACGCTGCGAGGTGGCTGCGGCGTGTCAGCTGATCGCGTTTGCAAGCGTTGTGGCTCTCTCATGCGTTGCCGGGCTTCTAAGCGAGTCGGCAGCAGCCAGACGCAATATCTGGAGTGCCGGTCCTGCGGCAGCAAGCAGCGGGCAGTGGTTCCTGCCCACATGATTTTTCGCCGCAACGGTTCAAGGTTGTAACTTACAACTAAACGGCCCCCGCTGTTTGCGAACTTGGAATGTAACGCCACTACCGGCGACAACTCCAAGGAGCAAACCGACCATGAATCTTGCCGAGATCAAGAAGGAGAGCCGCGAAGTTGCGGACCAGATCGACAACCTGCGAGCCGTCGAGAGCGACGACGCCGCTGTGATCGAGCAGCGTGACGCCGACCTGGGCGAGCTGATGACCCGAGCCGAAGAGCTGGAGGCCGCCGCAGAGAAGGCTGCGAAGGTTGCCGAGGCCCGGCAGAAGCTCGACGCGATTGTAAACCGCTGCTCGGCCCTCGATGCCCCAGTGGTCCGCGAGGTCCGCGAGGTGGCAAAGCCTCGGGCAATCCAGCATCACGGCCGCCTGCGTGCGTTTAAGGACGCTGAGGCCGCTTACCGCTGCGGCCAGTTCATCGCTGGCTATGTGCTGGGTGACAGCTCGGCGCGTGACTGGTGCGAGCGGAACGATGTTTACACCCGTGCCATGGGTGGCAACAACGACGGCAGCGGAGCCAGCACCACCAAGGGTGCTGCCTTCGTTGACGATATCCTGAGTGCCACGCTCATCAGGAACGTCGAGGAAAAGAACGAGATTTACACCTCTATGCAGCGGCAGCCGATGACGAGCGACACGCTCATCGTGCCGAAGCGGACGGCGGGATTCACCGGCTCATGGCTGGCTGAAAACGCCGAGATCAGCACCTCGGACGCAACCGCTGGACAGGTGACGCTCGTGGCCAACAAGTACGGCGTCGGCGTCAGGGTTTCCAACGAGTTGCTGGCCGATTCGGTCATCAATTTGAGCGAGATGGTGGTTCAAGAGTTCACCACCGCTTACACGGCCGCCTTGACCGAGGCGGTGACCAACGGTGACGGCTCGGCAAGCTATGGCAGCATCACGGGCATCCTCGACAGCACCGGCGGCATCTTGGCTGCTGGTTCTGCTGGTTGCCTGCACACCACCGACGTCGGCAACAACCTGCCGACAGAGGTGACCGTCGATGACATTACGGCCCTGCTGGCGAAGAGCAACCGCTACGCTCTTGATAACGCCAGCTGGATTGTCAGCCCCTATGTGTTCCACCAGATGATGCAGCGGCTTGACCTGGCTCAAGGCGTCAGCAACCTGCAAGGCGACATGGGTCCGACGTTCATGGGCTACCCTGTGACCCTCTCGACTGCCATGCCTGGCAGTTCTGCTGGTGCTGGCGCTGTGATTGCTCTCTTCGGTGACTTCAGCCGGGCGGGCATCTTCGGGCTGCGGCGAGACTTCGCCATCGTGGCGAGCACCGACCGCTATATCGAGTACGACCAGACGGCCCTCTTCGGGACCATCCGGGCGACTGCTGTCTGGCATGACCTTGGCACCGCCAGCACTGCTGGCCCGGTTGTCGGCCTCAAGCTCGGTGCAGCCTCCTAGCACCTGAGCTGATCAGTAGGCGGCCGGGCCGTAGCTAACCGCTGCGGCCCGGCCTGCCGGTGGCTCACGAACAAGGAGGAATCATGCGAGTTGAGTTTCTTAGAGATTGGAAGTGGTTCAAGCAGGGCCAGCACGCTGACCTGACCAAGGGCCGCGCCGATCTGCTCATCAAGCGGAAGCTGTGCAAGCTCGCACCGCTGCCCGCAGTCAAGGCCAAGCCGGTGGCATCTGCCCCGGTCAAGGTTGAAGAAGCACCAAAGCCAAAGAGGAAGCGAAAAGATGCGATATCGCAGCCTCAAAAGGCTGACTGATCCTGCCGTTGAGCCGATCAGCGTGGCAGATGCGAAGGTGCACCTCCGCGTGGAGCACGACGCCGACGATGCTGTGATTGCTCGCTGCATCCAAGCTGCCCGCGAGTGGTGCGAGGAGTATTTAGACGCAACGCTGATCCACACTCAGTGGCAGATGACTTTCGATATGTTTCCGCCGCATATCGAGCTGCCTCGGCCGCCGGTTGCGGTGGCCGAGGGCTACACGGGCGTGACGCTGACCTACACGACCGACACCCAGGCAAGCATCACGCTGCCGACTAACGAGTACCGCGTAGACAGGGACAGCCGCCCAGGCGTGCTGCGGCCGCTCTACGGCGACAGCTGGCCCGCTCACCTCGCAGACTACAACTCAATCACCGTTGTCTGGTGGGCAGGATACGGTGCCGATGGGACTGCCGTGCCGGTCAGAATTCAATCGGCCATGTATATGCTCCTGACGCACCTTTACGAGCAGCGGTCTGCCGTGCTTGTCGGCCAGGGCGTGGTCAGCAAACACATTGAGTACGGCGTGCGTACCCTTCTCGACTCTAGCCGCTGGGGAGCCTACGCATGAGCTGGCTTGGACGCATCAACGTCGATGCCCTGGTACACGACGAGGACGGCAACACGCTCCGCGTGCTGGACGTCGAGAGCAGCGAGCCGGTCAACGGCAAAACCGCTCTGGTTACCGGCACAGCGACAATCGGCGGCGTTGACGTTGACCCGGCAGCGACCGGCTACATCGACGCTACGGGGGCTGAGGTGACGTTCTCCGAGGTGTCTGGCGTGGTGCTGCATGGTACGGCGGCCCTCGCCCTAGAGGCGGGAGACGTCGCGATAAAGACCGCCGCGGGCCAATGCGGCGTGACGGCGACCCCAGGCCACACCGGCAATCTGACGATCAGCGGCAGCGGCACGTTCACGCTCCTCATCACTGGGAGCTGACATGCAGCCGGGGCTACTCCGCGAGCGTGTAGACATCCAGCGAGCCGCGGAGACGCGGAACGCACTGGGTGAGGTGACGCAGACCTGGGCGACCTACGCGAGCCGCTACGCCTCGGTGATGACACTCCGAAGCCGCGAGGCCTTGAACGCACAGCAGGCAGGGCTGAGCGTGACGCACAAGGTAAAGCTGAGGCACGTCGCGGGCTTGAAGAGTTCGGATCGCCTGGTCTGGCGTGGGCGGACGCTGGAGATCGTGAGCGTGCTGGAATACGAGCAGTTTAGCGTCCACGAGTTGCTGTGCGAGGAGCAGGCATGAGCGGCGACATCAGTATTCAGGTTCAAAACAACCTGTGGGCTGCAATCGGGCAAGACCTGGTTCAGCAACAGATGAGCAAGAATGTGGTGTCGCAGGCTTACCGAGCAGCCTTTAATACGCTTACAGCTAAGGGGAAAAAGGCACTCGCGGCAGGCACTAATGTCCACACTGGGTTTTTGCGTGCATCTGCTGGCAAAAAGGTCGACAGGTTTCCTGATCAGCTTGGCGTATATGGCCTAGTTGGCTATCTGCGGCCGAACTACAACAAACACCAGTTTTGGTACGTCTTGGGCACAAAGAAGAGAACCACCAAGTCGGGCGCCAACCGCGGGGCGATGAAAAAAGCCTCTCCCGATCCTTTCATTGCAGTAAAAGCCGCCGTCTCTGATGCCGAGTCGCTTACAGTCAAAAGGATTGACACCATAAGCAAGGCGGCTGTCAACAAGATGAACGCCAAATACGGCAACGCCTGGCGGACGCTATGAAGTACCCCGAGCAAATCATCTGCCGTCAGTTGTCGGCAACGCCAGCGGTGGCCCGCCACCTCGGCTTTCGTCTGTACCCGCTCATCGCTCCGACGTCGGCACCGTTGCCGTTTGCTGTCTACCGTCGAAACACCGTCACGCGGGAGCAGACTATTGGCCTTCCGCCGCAGATACCGAAAACAGACCTGTCGCTGATGCTATTTGCGGCAAGCTACTCGCGGGTGCGAGAGATAGCGGACGCCTGCCGGGAAAAGCTCGACCATCTGAGGGTAACGTCGCAAGGCGTCGAGTTGGCGAATGTTACAATCGAGGATGAGACCGAAGACATCGTTCAGCTTGAGGGTGGCGACCTTCCGCCAGCGTGGCAAGTTACTTTGAGATTGTCAATCCAGTGGAGTGAGGCCGACTAATGCCAGCACCAGCAACAGCCAGCGGGCTGACGGTAAGCCTGCCGGGCAACATTACCAGCAGCGACATCGTAGATTTCTCGATCAGCACCAGCGGCGGCGGCACGATTGACGTGACGCCGATCACCCAGGCCGCTGACACGCTCAGAACCTATGTTGAGCAGCCAATGGGGCACTCTTTTGAGGCTTCGGTCACCTACATGGGCACGGCCCGTGCTGACGTCGGTGCTACCGGCAACGTGACCATCGGCGGAACGACGTTCTACGGCGTCTGCACCAGCTCGGACGGCACCGCGGCCGTCAACGACGTGGCTCGATTCTCGGCAACATTCGCCCAAGTGGAGGTCGGCAGCTAATGGCTACCAGTTCACATCAAAGCACGATCACCGCTCCTGGCGTCAGTGGCGGACTAATCACAAACATTCAAGTCAGCCAGAGCGGGGCAGACCCGCTCGACGCTTCGCACCTCGGACAGGCAGACGGTTCAGCGGCCAGCCGCTACCCGTCGCCCTTCCTTGGCACGCTTTCGGTCAGCGTCAGCTACATCGGGGACTCAATCCCGACGTCCGGCGACACCGGGGCCGTGACCGTCACCGGCCCGGTTGCCGTCTCACTGGCAAACGCCGTATGCACCTCGAGCAGCATCACCGGCACTGCTGGCGAACTGATTACCGCTGACGCTACGTTTGAACTAATCAGCTAGCGGGGTGCCGCATGGCTGGAGTAGCTACAGGCGTCACGATCACGTTGCCGAGCGGCAGCTTGTCTGAGGTTGCAAGCGTGCGGGCCAGTAAGGGCGGCCTGAGCATCGGCTATAGCTCGACTTACAATCCCAACGCTGGCACGCTCACGCTGACCAGCTATGACGACCCAGGAGCGACAATCGGCGTCCGCGGGCCAATCAGCATCACAGGGAACAACATTAACTTTTTCTTTCCGCAATCTTATGTCGAACGAGTTGACACGTCTGCGAATACTAGAGGCGTGGTCACGTATACGACAACGGTCAAACTCATAGACATTGGAAGCTGACAAATGAGCGAACTGCTGAAGAAGATCAAAGCCGCCGACAAGAAGAACCTACTGCCCGTTGAGGTGCCAGAGTGGGGGCTGACAGTTTACATAAAGCAGTTGACGGTTGGCGAGCGTGATTCGTTCGAGGCTGAAGCGTTTGCGGCTCGCAAAGGCGACGGGTTGATGGACAACCCTCGCAGCAAGTTTCTCGTTCGGACGCTGTGCGATGAGAAGGGGCAGCTGCTTTGCAAGCCAGAGGAGTTTGCTGAGCTTGCAGCCCTGAGCAGCAAGCCGATGGAGCGGCTTTTCGAGGAGGCGCAGAAGCACAATCGGCTGACTGATTCAGACGTCGAGGAGTTGGCAAAAAACTAAAAGCCCGGCCGACGAGATTGTTTCTTTTTCGCCTGGCCGGGCACCTTGGGATGACAGTAGACGAGCTTTGCGACCGGATGACGTCAGCAGAGCTGGCAGAATGGATGGCACTTGATATGTATCACCAACCGCTGCCCAACTCTTGGTATCAGACCGGCGTGCTTGCTTCGGCGGCGTTGGCTCCTCACTGCGGACGCGGCAAGGCACCCAAGGCTGAGGACTTTGTGCCGCGTGCCAGGCTTCCGCAATCGCCAGAGCAGATGATGGCCGAGCTGGCGAAGCTCAAGACGCTGACAGGGGGCAAGTAATGGCTACCAGCGTCGGGCTCAATTTTCGACTAACTGCTGCCGTCGATAAGTTTGAGGCGTCGATGCGTGACGTCGAAAAACGTCTTGGCGGCATTGAAAAGGCCAGCGGGCAGACAGCTTCTGGCATGAAGCTGCTTGCCGGAATTGAGGTAGGCAAGCTGCTAGTAAGTGGCCTGTCAACAGTGTTCAGCATCATGAAGTCTGGCGTCTCTACCGTGACGCAATTTGCCAGCCAGGCCGCTGCCGCAGCCGACGCGATTGGCAAGCTGTCGTCATCGACCGGCATGGCCCATGAGCCGCTTCAAGTTTTTCAAAAGCTGGCAGCGGAAAACGGGATATCGGGCGACAAGTTAGGCGAAGCGGTCAAGAGGATGACCAAGCGGCTGGCCGAGGCCAAGATGGGATTCGGTGAGGCGTTGCCAGCCCTAGAGCGACTTGGGCTAAACGTCGAAGAGCTGGCGTCTATGAGGCCAGAGCAAGCATTCCTGAAGATCGGTGCGGCGATTGGTCAGCTGCCACAAAAGGGCGACCAAGCTGCGGCCGCCTTCAAGATATTCAGCGACCAGGGGCTGGCGATGGTTCCAATGTTCGCCAACCTTGAGGCCAACGTCAAAGACACTGCCGCTGAAATGCTGAGCTTAGGGCAAATCTTGAGCGGCACTCAGATCAAAAACATTGAGGCGATGAATGACGCCTTCAAAGATGTCAAACGCACGGCATTTCAAATTGGCACCCAAGTGCTGGCCAACTTCGCCCCGATGATAACAAAGGCCAACGAGCAGCTGCTGGAGTTCATCAAAAACTTTGAGTACAACGGTCTGACTGGCGGGCAGGGAATCGTGCAGTTTGCCTCTGACCAACTTGGAATTGTCGTCCAAGGCTTGGCGGAGGGGTTTGACAAGTTTATGAATATATTTACTAGTACAGTTAAAATGTTGCTAGAAGCCTTGGACAGCTTTTTGGCTGGTTTGAGTGTCGCGGTTGCTCCTTTCGTTTCCGCTGAAGCATCTGCGGGAATCTTAAATGCGGCAATGAAAGTCGATCATTTTGCGGCCAGCCTAGAGGGTGTCAGCTCTAACGTCAGCGGGTTCGTTGACGGAGCACTTAGGAACCTTCAGGATGCAGGCGGCGAGGCAGCTAAACAGCTCGAAATGCTTGGGATCGGGACGGAGTTAAGCACGAAACAGATTAAAGAACTGTCAACGGGCGGAATGGACGCAACAAGTGCCATGAGCTCGCTTACAGCTGGGCTTATGGAATCCGCAAATGTAGTGCCGATCAGCTTAAAGGACTTAGGCTCTGCCACTCAGCGTGCAGTCGCATCGCTTGACATTAGCGGCCCTGCGAGCTTGGTGAAAGACGGACTTTCTGCTCTCATTGCAGCTCCAACGGTAGCTGCCTCTGGGCTTTCTGGGCTCGCGCAAGGATTTCTCGATGTGCTTGCTCCGCTGGGGTACACGAAGGAAAAGATTTTAGAGCTTGGCAAGGCCGCAAGCATAGCAAAGGACTTCAGGTCCGATCTATTTGACAAGCACATGGCGGCTTGGGATCAGCAGGCAACGATGGTGCGGGACAGGCTCATATCAAATGGCATGAACGCATTCGAGGCGAACTATCTGATGATGCAAGAGCGTTCTAAAGAAACCGCTCTCGTGAACCAAGAACTCGACAGGTTGATGAATGACCACCTGAAAAAGATCGGCGGTCTAAATGAAAACACTGACCAGGTAGGCCAAGCGGCTATTGTTCTTGGAGAAAAGCTTACCGGGGCAGCTAAGACTGCATCGACCTGGCTGGAAGATTTGACATCTGGTGCTTCTAATTGGTGGGATGGTTTGTGGGGCGGTGAAGAAGGCAGCGGAGGCCCACAAATGCCAGAATCTGAACAGACACTGCCAGAGCTTCAACGACAGACCGAAACGCTTGACGGCATTCTGGAAGCCGCGAAAGAATTTGGCGCAAGTTTCGTACTTGCGAGCTTTTAATGGGCATGATCGAAATCCACCCCCGAACATTTACCCGCTCCCGCGGTTCTACGCCGACGGCAGAGCGGCGATTCGTGAAAACGCCTGACGTTACTGTAGAGGAGACGCTGCCAGCTCTTGGCGAAACTCATCCTGAGTTTGCCGCGATGACGTGTATAAGCGTGACTGCCAGAACAGGATACAACGGCGACCCGCAGCAGACTGAATACACGATCCGTTACGAAAACGTGGTGAGATGAGCGTAAAAGACCCCAATCCGCTAAACCGGCCTTTTGTTTGGTCGCTCTCCGCGAGTGGAACGGTGATAGATACGAATTACTATTATGAGATAACCCCCGATGGCGAAGTACTGGCGCAAATCACCAATCACAGCGGCTCGCCGCTGGGCGGGTTCAAGCGGCGGCAGTCTGATATCACAATGAGTGTGAAGTGCAATCTTGCCGATTCGCCGTTTTTTATTGCCACAACTTTTGTGAATTTTACAAATGCTAATGTATGGGCAAACGGCCCCCCGAGGACTTGGCTCTGCACCGGAGTTTCTGCTCAGCAACAAAGCGAAATCGTAGGGGATGAGGTGATTGAGTATTGGTCTGCCGGTTTTAATTTTGCATATCGTGCGGAAACATGGGCCGCCCAGTATGTTGACGTACAAAACCCGCACCTGCCTACACTTTACTTCAACCTCTACAGATCAACCGACTTTGCCTCTCAATTCGGCAACCCGCCGACATAGAACATGCCAACACTCGAATTATTACCTGCCACGTTAGACTTGGTGGTCACCCAAGGCGATGAGATCGGCTTCTTGCTCGATTTTTCGATTGACCTGACTGCCTATAACTGGACCGCAGTTGTTTACGAAACTACACGCACGGTGAATATTCAGTATCCAGGCGGGCTCGACACAGCGGGTGACTCCGCGGCTACATTTACCATTACGGAGGTAAACGCCGCGGCCGGGCAGCTAAGCTTATCACTTCAAGAGAGCGTGACCTCTGGTCTCAGTGAGACGCAGACCTATCGCTGGTATCTCCGCGGAGTAGCACCCGGCACGGTAACGCGAACCTATGTATCGGGCAAATTCTCGGTAAAGGCCGCATGAGCATCAATATCAACATTACGCCGCTAAACAGCGGCACACTGTCAGTCGACGGCACCGCGCAGCCAAATATAACCGTAAGCGTCACGGGTGGCATCGGCCCGCCCGGCACAGACGTCGCGTTGGCGGCTGGTTCTGGCATTTCGATCACCCAGGCGAACAACACTGCAACGATCAGCAGCACGCTTGCCATTCCCGACAACTTGGCTGACTTGTCCGACGTGGCGTTTGGCAACGTCACAAGCGGCCAAGTCCTCGCCTACAACGGCACCGCTTGGACGGCCGCGACTGATAACGCTCTGACACTTTCAACGTCTGCCGGTTCTGATCTTGGAGCTGCTGCCATTGGCACATCGGGCGAAGCCGCTCGGGCCGATCACGTTCACAATCTGCCGACGTTCGCTGAGATAACAAACGGCACGGCGACCGTCACTGGCAACCTGACGCTAAACGCCAGCACAGGCAGCGTCATCCTCAACGGTGGCACGGCAGGCAGTGCCAGCCTCACGCTCAACTGTGAACAGAACACGCACGGCGTCACGATCCAAGGCCCGCCACATTCCGCAGCGGCGACCTACACGCTGACGCTTCCAACGTCTGACGGTGCGGCCAATCAAGTGCTGCAAACTGACGGCAACGGCTCGCTCTCGTGGGCAGATCAGTCAGCCGGTGGCGTCACCTGGGCAGCCGAGCCAGCGGCCAGCAACTCCAACGGCACCGCCGGTCAGATCGCCTACGGCAGCGGTTTTTTCTACCTTCACGACGGCACGGAATGGCGGCGGGCCGCGTTGTCGACGTTTGGGACAAGCACGCCGACGATCACGATCACGACGCAACCGCAAAACCTGACGTTGGCCGATGGTGGCAGCGGGAGTTTCACAATTGCGGCCACCGTCAGCGACGGCTCGACGCCGAGCTACCAGTGGCAGAACAGCGACGACAGCGGGGCGACCTGGGACACGCTCACAGGATCGACGGGCACGACATACTCGCTGTCTGGCGTTTCGACGCTGGACAACGGCACGCAATATCGGGCGATTGTCTCGGCCTCTGGTGCGTCTGATGTTATGAGCAGCGTGGCTACGCTGACGGTGACGGCCGCCACCGAAACTTTCGATTTGCTCACCGAGGCCAGCGACCGTCTGATGACGGAAACCGGCGACTCGCTTGATCACGATGGGGTGGGTGGTGGCGGCAACCTTTCTGGCTGGGTGCAGGTCAACTCAATTATCCCAGGACCCGCCGCGGGCGATCTGTTGGGCGAGCATGTGACGCTTTCCCAAAACGGCAGCGAGGTGCTGGCGATCACAAATCGCTCTTCGGGGTCGCAAAATGCCGTTGTGTATGCAAACGCTGGCAGCGGCTGGTCATCGCTTTCGGTGCTGCCAGGAATTGGCCCTGGAGATGCGGCCATTTCAGCCGGTGGCGATGTGGTCGTCCTGGCCGACGCCACTACGCAGTCGTCCGACGGGATTCTTCGGTTCAAGGCGTTTGCGTTGACTGGCGGCCAGTGGTTGCAGAAGGGCACGACGGTTGATTTTTACCAGACAACCGAGGCTTTGGTTGATATTGGTGACAGCGGCAATCTGGCCGTCGTGCTAAAAGGGCACTCGGGGGGGGCTGAGAGACTCTCTACGCGGCGTTACCAGGAAGAGTTCGACGGGTTCGACTGGAGGGATGGATTATGGCACGACTATAACGCGCTCGACGTTCGCCCCGCAGTCGCGTCAGGTGCTGCTGTGTTTGCTTATTGCACTTTGGAATATGTAAATGAAGGAGAGGGAACTGTTGTTTATAACGCAATTCGCTGCCAAACCCTTTCTCCTTCGATTGCGCAGCTTGGCGGCTACATTCGACGTTCAGCCCTCGCGATTGGGATGAACAGCAATGGCACGCTGCTCGCTGTGGCTGCAAAGGCAAGCGCGGGGCAAACAACATCAAACGCCGTTGCCGTCTACGAGTACGACGGTACAGACTGGTCGCAGCGAGGGGCGGATATTGGAATTTCTGGCGTAACCAGTGTATCGCTCAGTGACAGCGGACTTCTGGCGATCGGCAAACCAGCCGCCAGCGACGGCGGCACCGAGAACGGGCTGGCACAGGTGTATGAGTGGAACGGCACAGCATGGAATCAGTATGGCGGCAACATCACTGGGGACAGCAACTTTGACCTGCTCGGTATCTCAGTGGATATCTCTGGAGACGGGACAAGGCTTGCCGTTGGTGCGACCGGCGAGGACGCTGGCGGCTCAAACTCCGGCGGCGTGAAGGTTTACCAGTACTACTAACGCCGCCTGAATGACTGTGATAAACTAAACCCAGAGGAGCACCGCACATGATTTCAGCCGTTACCGTAACAACGTCACCGACCGATGTGCTTGCCGCACCGACCGGCCGCCCGTATCAATTCGTCGCCCTCAGCAACAACGGCGCAGAAACCGTCTGGCTCAAGGTGGTCGCTGGCGGCGATGCTGTGAGCAGCTCAAACGGCATCCAGCTAGCCGCTGGTGCCTCGTTCGTGGTCGATCAGGACAATCAGGCACGCATGTTCAAAAGCGGCGTGACGGCCATTGTGGCGGCCAACACAACGACCCTCGGCGTGCAGGCCTTCTGATGGCGATTGGATTTGTTGGCAAAGGTTTGGGCATGATGGCGGCAGTGGTGCCGCTTGGCGTTGTAACGCCCCCAGCGTTTTTTGCCGCTGGTGATACCTACCGGCTGACGACCGAAACCGGCGACCCGCTGAAAACCGAAACCGGCGACTACATCGAAAGACACTACTACATGCTCGCCACCGAGGCGGGCGACCGACTGCTGACCGAAGAATCTCAACTCTTGGAGGTGTGATAGATGGCCGACGTGAAGATCAGTGAGCTGACGCTGGCGGCTGCCGCTGGCGACTCTGTGGTTCCCGCCAGTAATGCGGCTGGAAGCGCGACGAATAAGGTGACGCTTTTGGACGTGGCGAACCTTGCCACCCCGGCGAATATCGGGGCCGTAGCGACCGACACCAGCATCGATTCCGCCAACGCTACGACCGTGCCCAACATGGTCACGATGAATGCGTCGCAGTATGCAAACACCAGCGTGAGCAATACCACCCTCTACATCGTCACGGACTGATAATGTCAATCAAGCTCGCAAACGCAGACATCTCCGCTTTATACCTCGGCTCGACTGCCGTCTCTGCGGCCTACCTGGGGAGTACCAGCGTTTTTACCGCTGGCGGCGGTGGCGGCGGTAGTGCTGGCTCGCTATATGGCTGGGGCGTCAACAATATGTACCAGCTTGGCACCGGCAGCCTAGGGACAGTCTCGACTCCCACACAGATCGGATCGTCTCAGTGGTCCGACGTGTCCGGGTTCTGGGAGCACAGTTTAGGCATATCCAACGCCGGTCTCTACGCTTGGGGCACGGACAACGACGGCACGCTTGGTGGTGTCGGATTTAACGCCGCAACGCCGACGCAGATCGGCAGTGATAATTGGTCTAAGGTTGCTGCTGGGCAAACTCATTCGCTGGCCATCGACGCCGCAGGAAATCTTTTTGCGTGGGGGAGCAACGCATACGGTCAGCTTGGGGACGGCACGACGACTAATAGAGCCACACCAACGCAGATTGGCTCTGACACTTGGTCAGCCATCGCAGCGGGCACGCAGCATAGCTGCGGAATTAAAAGCAATGGCACGCTGTGGAACTGGGGGCCGGGCACCAAGTTAGGCAGCGGCAACTCCGACAGCACAAGCCCTGTGCAGGTTGGCTCTGACACATGGTCAGAAATTAAAATCTCCAAGGGTGGGGCATTTACAGTCGGCATAACATCAGGCGGTGCTCTCTATTGCTGGGGCTATTTCGTTTACGGGCTCACAGGCGACACCAACACCTATCTTGCGGAGGCCTTTTCTCCTCAACTCGTAGACTCCGGGCCGTGGCTGACTGCATCAGCAGGAACTAATCACATTGTCGCGATAAAGACGAATGGGGATCTTTACGCATGGGGGCTCGGCTCCTCTGGACAACTCGGAAATGGCGGCACCTCGGCTTCCTACGACATTAGCCAAATCGGATCTGCCCAATGGTCTGACGTGAGTTGTGGAGCGACTCACACAATAGCCATCGCCAGCGACTCGACACTTTACGGCTGGGGAAATAACAGCACCTCTCAGCTGGGCGACGGCACGACGACCAACAGGCTTTCACCGACGCAGATCGACTCGGGCACTTGGCTGAGTGTGGCGGCTGGTCAAAATTACTCGTTAGCGATCAAGCAGTGATGAGGGCCTTGTGGATCATCGGTGCGACGATTGCCGCTTTCGTTGCGACGACAATGGTGCGGGACGAGGACCGCGACAAGCTCCCGCCGTGGGTGCTGAAGCTCCTCGGACGATGACACGAGAGCAGCTGCTGGCGAATGGCCGCTGCTGTCACCTTGGCTGCAAAGAGTGCCCGTATGGACAAAGTGGTTTTTGACGAGCAGTCAGCGGCCAGAATTGCGGCGGCTGTGAAATGGGTAGAGCAATTTTCACTAGACGAAACCACTGATGTTGCCTCATCCGCGGGGCCAGTCATTCGAGGGCAGTTTTCCGGGAAGTGGGATATCGGCACTGATGTTGCAGTTGCGTTTATTGACAGCGACGGAAATTCAGGCAGTCAGACAGCTCACAACTATTTCGCAACAGTTGGGGCTCAAGATGAAACAAATAACTGCTGCATTATCCAGGCTGGCAGCGAGTGGATTCTAGTCGCTGCTCAATGCGAGGAGATACCACCTCTTGAGAGTGAGGTGGATTGATGTTTTTAGGTTGCTCGCCGTGCTGTGGTGGTGCGTGCCCGAATTACTACAACATTGTCGACGGTGCCGATCTGATCGAGTTGTGGGTCCAGCTGCTTTACCTTGATGGAAGCGGGACGACAACGCAAAAAAGCCTTTTTTCCGATCAAGGAATAATCGGCCCAAGTAAGGACGTTTTGCTTGATAGCGGCGTCAGCGACTTAGGCGGAAATGTTTTGCTTTTGCCGCAAAGCAAGTCAGCATCTAACGGCGTCATCACTCTTCGAGCATATAACCCAGACGGCACCGCATCTGCTGGAATCCTTTCAAACTATTTTGAGGTATCTGCGACCAGCTACGCCCTGTCAATTGGCGGCCACATACGCGAGGCTTCTTGCTGGCACGACTGGATAATCCGCGAGGAGCGTTGCTTGTTTCCTGATGTCGCGTGGACTTCAACGTACGACCTCGGAAACTTACCAGCAAAAACGGACCACGACACTGCGTTTAGCCAGGGCAATGGTCAGGAATACAAAACCAAAAAGGCTAATTGCCAGCGGCTCGTGATGTATAACTATTCTCGGTATGACTCACTCCCCGAATACCAAGACCAACAGTTGACACATGGTGCCTATCAACCGCAAGACTGGTCCTTTATTTTTCCGATTGTAGACAGCTGGGAATACAATTCTTGGCTTTCGGGCCTTGACATGGGCGGGCCGCAAACAAACTACCCGCAATACGGAGCACGGTACTTTACACACGCTAATGTTGGAAACGGCAGGAAAGCCAACACGCCAACGAATCCCGAGGATGGGGCTTACCGCTTGCAGCAGTGCGTTTGCGTGCGGCCTTGGGAATCACAAGGTTTTGCGGATGTTTACAACACGCATCAAACAAGGGAGCTTGTGAAAAGGTTATACACTGGCATTCCTGCAACAGCACGGCCAGATAGAGCAGCCGAGTCATTTCAGATACAAGCGGCGTGGGCGTGGAGAAACGGGCAGCGCACATCACTAATGCAAACGCAGCCATCTTTTGGCAGCAAAGAGTTGGCGTGGCAACTGCACTACAGCTCAGACGCGGCAATTGAAACGGCAGATTGGGGCAGTGCAATACCATACTTTTCTCCCACTAGGTCAACAAAAACAAACAGAAATTTCCTGTCTCTAAACAGTTTGCCAGACTTCCCGTTTTCAGGAAGTTCCTACGACGTCTGCCAATCAATGGGTGCCCCTTATGGCTGGCCTGAATAACACTGGGCCGACGCCACCCTTGGGTGACCGTCTAGCATCCGTGCTTTCCGCCGTCGGCATTACAAAGCAGCGAGTATCTCGCCTGCTTGGCAGGACGTGTAAATGTAAAGAACGGCAGCGACGACTCAACGAGCTGGGCCAGCAGGCGGCCGCGGCGGTGCGAAAGCTAACCGGACAGGAGAGCCCAGCGGATGGCAAAAAACTGGACGATCAAGCGGATTGAGCCTGGCGTGCATCGCGTTGAGTTCGGCGGTGCTCATTACCCGCAGCTGTGGGCCTTCCTTTCATCCGACTGGCACTGGGACAATCCTAAAGCCCGGCTCGATCTGATCGAGCGCGATCTGCGGCAAGCCAAGAAAGTCGGCGGGTGTGTTATCTCGGCGGGCGACTTTTTTTGTGCGATGCAAGGGAAGTACGACAAGCGAAGCAGCAAAGACGACCTGCGGCCCGAGCACGCTGGCGGCAGCTACCTTGATCGGCTCGTTGACACCGCCGCGGAGTTCCTGACGCCCTATGCTGACGTCATGGGCCTGATGACTTTGGGCAACCATGAAACGTCGATCTATGGCAGACACGAGACGTGCCTAATCACTCGCCTAGTGGAGCGGCTGCGGCTCGCGGGCAGCGATTGCAAAGTGGGCGGCTACAACGGGTGGGTTCAGTTCATGGGCCGCAGCAAGAGCGGCGTAGCCTCAGCTCAATGGAAGCTCTACTACCATCATGGCAGCGGCGGCGATTCGCCCGTGACCCAAGGCTTGCTCGGGATGAATCGGGTCAGCCAATACGTTGACGCAGACGGCATCCTGAGCGGGCACATTCACGCCAAGAACATCAGCAAGGTCTGCCGTGAGCGGCTCAGCCCCAACGGGCAGCGGCGAGTTGGCGAGATCTCGCTGATCCGCACATCGACGTACAAGGACGAGTACGCACCGCTGGCTGGCTTTCATATCGAAAAGGGGCGCGGCCCACGTCCGGTGATGCAGCCCGGCTACTGGCTGTCGCTGAAACTTGACCGCACGAAGACATTCTTAGAAACGAGCTTCCATGATGTGCCCCCAGGAGTGACCGATGAGCGAGACAGTGACAGTGACCGAGACGCCAAGCCAAGACCAGTACGCAGCCGACCTAGAAACAGCAAACAACGATCTACGAAGAGCGGTAGCCGAAAGACACGCAAGGCAGGCAGTCGCACCGCCGCCGGTCGCTGAAGCGGCCTGTGACGTCACAGCACAGGATTGCTGCCAGGGTGCCCGGCTGCCGACATTGACCAAAACTGACCAAGCAACCCGGCCCGGCTCTGGCGAGTTCCTGGCGGTGCTGGACGAGGTGGCACAGTTGCATCACCGTAAAACGCTCGACTACGGCACCGACGAGGATGCCCTGAGCAATATCCGGCAGTCAGCCGACGTCATCGGCTCGCCTGCCTGGGCCGGTGCGATCCTCCGCATCAGCGACAAGATGCACCGGCTCAGGAGCTTTTTCCACCGCGGGGCGGTCGAGTTCGACGGCGTGGAGGATACGCTGCTGGACATCACCGCGTATGCGGCGATTGCTCTTGTGCTGTACCGGGAATCTCAAGGCTAGGCAAAATCTCGATTGCGGCTGGGCCGGTTCCGGCAATCCGCTGATCCCGATAGTGCTGCTGGTAGAGCTCGCCGCCGTCGGAGTGGTCGAGCAGGTCAACAGGATTGCCGCCAGCCGCCGCGTAATAGCTCGCCGCTGATTTGCGGATGGAGTGGAAACCGCGAGGCTGCACGTCTGCCCGCTTGCAGATTTGTCCGAAAGCCAGCCACAAAGACTCCTTAGGGCGATCCCAAGGCCAGACCCGTCCTGATGCCTCCTGACGGCCTCTGAGTCGATCTGCGAGGGCAGGGCTGATCTGCCGCACTAAGTCTCTGGTTTTTAGTTTGCGGGTCTCAGATGGCAACAGGACACGCCTGCCGTCTAGATCGACGTTCTGCCACTCGACGGCAAGAGTCTCGCCAATCCGGCACGCGGTCTCCCAGAGGAATCTGAGCAGCGTGCCGTGCCATTCGCCCGCGGGGATGCCAGCCACTCGCCCTCTGGTGACATCAGCCTCAGAAATCATCCGCCCTAGCTCCTCCTTTGTGTAGGCAACCGGAAGCCGACCAGCTGCCCGGAATGGCGGCAAAACCACATCTTCAGTGATAAGGCCTTTTCGGAACGCGAGGCCAGCCAGAGAGAGCAACTGAGCCCGATCCTTCCTGACGGTCGTCCTGCGGACGATCTTGCCACGGTGCGGCGTCTCAAGCCGCCAAGCGATGAACTGGCTCACTGCCAGGTCGTTTAGGTCGTCCAGAGTTGGCTCCCTGCCGAGGCAATCGGCAAAGCGGTCAATAGAGTGGCAATACAGCGTCACAGACCGCGTAGAGAGCTGCTTCAGTGGCCCATATGTATCGAGCAGAAAACGCTTCAAAGTGGTTGGCATCGTTGGATTCTCCGAGTTGGTGGCATCCATGCCAGAAGGCACGGGCGGGCATCCTACCCACTCGGTGAACGACTGTCCACTAATCCTCAATAGGGGAATCCCACCCCGTCCGTTAAAGGTTTGAGGACTGAAGGAAGTTTACTCAATGAAGTCAGCCTGGTCACCTTCAATCCCCACGGCTTTGACTTCGCTTCCCCTATCGGTATCATTGGAGGGATGATTGCGATGCCACCACTCACCGATGAAACCGGCCGCGTGCTGATTTCTTGCCGCGAAGCTGCCGAAATCTACGGCTGTGGGATGCGGTACATCCGCCGCCTGGTGACTGACGGCAGGCTGCACTGCGTCGAGGTGGGGCGTACCTACATGGTGGATGCTGCCGAGGTCGAAGAGCTGGCCAGCCGGAAGGCCGAGGGCCGCCAGCGAAAGCGATCCGAGGGATTCCGCCCAGGCTGAAACCCGCGTTTTCCCGCTGAAAACCGGCCTCCAGAAAAAAACCGAAAAAATTTCTCATCCTCGCTTGACAATGGTACCGATAGCGGTATCATTAGGGCAGACGCGGGCAACTGAGACCCGCAAACGCAAACCGGAGACAAGACGATGGACGCCAAAACAATCGAGCAAATCAAGACCTGGATCGAAATGGACGGCGGAGACGCAGAAAAGACCGCCCGCTGGATGGCCCGCAAGCTGAAGATCGCCGGAATCAAGGACTGCCGGGCAATCATCGCCGAGGCCCTGAGCAACTGAACCACCAACTGCCCGGCGGCACTGGGCCGCTGGGCAACAACACCAGCCAGGGAGGGCTACCGATGACCGCTGAAACCTTTGAAATGATTCTGCAAGTTTTTGTTCTGGTCGCTCGCATCATCGCGGCCGGGCAATGGGGTTGACGACATGGCCCGCAATCGGTACCAATTGGGCCGCCTTAACCGGCTTTTTTATTTCCCTAAATGGTACCGCTACCGGCCCCAGTCCAATCCCCTCGATTTCACCCCCCCTTGATCGTTTTTTTTTTTCAATACGGTACGCCTGACCATGCCCCCAACAGGCGACCCCCGAATGGGAGAGAACCCCAGGAGTAATGAGGCCGCATCACCGACCCTTCTAATCCCCTCGCTTTTGATTTGACGAGTTTGATTTTCCCAGTACGGTACGCCCGTACACCATCACGAAGGAGACCCCAAATGGAATGGATGCCAGGAGACAACGAGGCCGCCGCGGCGATCAGCGGCATGACCGACACCTACGGCAGGCCAGCAATACCGACCGGCCTAATGATCGGCCAGCGGGCGACCTGGCGGCCCAACGATGACGAGTGGGCAACCGGCATCGTCATCGACCGCGACGAGACCGCGGGCAGCTATTTGATCTCGATCCATGTTCCCGGCAGCGGCCGGGTGATCCGCGAGGCACAGGCGGACGACCTGAGCCCATTCTGACCACTAGGAGGCCCGGCAGGGAGGCCGGGAGCAGCAAGGACGCACCACCGGCTGACGCTAAGGAGGGCCGAGGCCGGTTTTCATTTTCCAGAAATCGAAAGGACATCGAATGAGCACAGCACTATCGACAACCCAGCAAAACCAGCAGCTCCAAGCAGCACCAGAGGCCAGCTTTGGGCAGCTTGTGGCAATGGGCGTCAGCCTTCGCAAGACCGGATTCCTGCCCGCTCACATCAAAAGCGGCGAGGACTTCGCGGCGATTGTCTTGATCGGGCGAGAGCTAGGCATGAGCACGATGGCGGCTTGCCGACATCTGCGGTGCATAAAGGGAACGGTCACCGAGGCTGCCGATAGCCAGTTGGCTCGGTACAAGACGGCTGGCGGCCGGGCACGGTTTGAGCACTTAGACGACACCAAGGCAGTGCTTTGGCTTCGCCATCCCAACGGCGATGAGCACACCGAGACCTTCACAATGGAGGACGCACAGCGGGCAGGCCTTGGCAGTAACGACAACTACAAGAAGCACCCCAAAGCGATGCTCCGCAGTAGAGCAATCACTGCTGGGCTCAAGTCAATCGGGTGGGATGGTGCCGTTGGCCTCTACGATCCAGAGGAGATCGTGGACGTCGAGCCGATCCGCCCCGAGCCACGACAGACTCCCGAGGTGCGGCCGAAGTTTGATCGTGAAGACCCGACGCCGCGGCCGCTGGAGGAGACCGATCCTCTTGCCCGTGCCCGCCTAGCGGTAAGCAACGCGAAGACCATCGCTGACTGTGACCGCATCAGGGCCAGGGCTATCGAGCTTGCCGAAAGCGGCGAGTGGACCGAGGAGCAGGCCGACGAGATCAAGAAGCTGCTTTTTCATAAGGCCGAGATGTTGATCGGTGAGGAGGTGCCAGCATGAACGGGATCACCTACACCGAGCCGGGGTTCGTCCGCGTCTACAACGAAGCCCGAGGCTGCCACGATTGGGAAGCAGTCACGGCCTTGGAGACCATCGACCGGCAGCTTCGCTACGCACGCGAGGATGCTCAGAAGTATTGCCGCCTCTGGGAATCGACCGCCGAGTACCGAGCACAAAAGGCTGCTGCGGCAGAGGCCGCGGCAGCGATGCGGACACGGCCAGTAGACCACCGGGCACCACCGGAAAGCGACGGTTGACCAACCGCACCCCAGCGGCCGCCTTGAGCCTCGCGGAACGGGGAGCTGTGCGGGTAGTGGCTGACAACACCCGCAGCAGCGGCCGACCTGTCTCCCTTGATGTCGGTGACGCTGCCGGATGCCGCACGACACGCGGCCAATACACACGGAGGTGAGATGGCAACCAAGCAACGAATAATTCCGGGCGATTGCATCGCAGGGCTTAGGACTCTGTCCGACGCCAGCGTTCACTGCTGCGTGACATCGCCGCCCTACTGGGGTCTGCGGGACTACGGCCATGATGGGCAGATTGGACTAGAGGCCACGCCAGACGCCTACGTTGCCCGCATGGTGGAGGTGTTCCGCGAGGTCCGGCGGGTGCTGCGCGAGGATGGGACGTGCTGGATGAATTTGGGGGATGCTTACGCTCACAGCGGCGCATGCGGCGGTGGAAGCCCTTTGTCGAATCCAAAGGACGGAAGAAAAGGCGACCAAAGTCCGCGTGGAAGAAAAGATGACAGAGTGGCACAAATAAAGACGAAAGGAACGCTCGCGCCCGGCCTAAAACCCAAAGACCTCGTTGGCATCCCGTGGCGTGTCGCCTTCGCCTTGCAGGCTGACGGCTGGTGGTTGCGGCAGGACATCATCTGGCACAAGCCCAACCCGATGCCCGAGAGCGTGCGGGATCGCTGCACCAAGGCTCACGAGTACGTTTTCCTGCTCACCAAAAGCGAGCGGTATTTCTATGACGCGGAGGCGGTGAGCGAGGCGGCAAACACAAAGTGGCTATCTCGTGGCGGGTCTTTGCTTAACCAGACCGGATGGCATGAGTCTGCACGCGGGCACGACACCACGCGCAGAGTAGATCGCAGCGATTGCGACGAATCGCGCCGCAACCGCCGCTCCGTCTGGACCGTCACGACTAAGCCCTACAGCGGCGCACACTTCGCGGTTATGCCTGCCGATCTGGTCGAGCCTTGCATCAAGGCGGGCTGCCCCGAAGGCGGCACCGTTCTTGACCCATTCGCAGGCAGCGGCACGACGCTGGCCGTGGCGGCTGAGTTGGGCCGCAACGCTATCGGGTGCGAATTAAACCCGGACTACATCGAACTGGCTGAGCGGCGGATTCTCGACGCCCGGCAATCAGTGGCGTTGTTTGAGGCGATTCCATGACACCCGCAGAACGCATCGAGGCCGAGCAGATCGCACGACGGTACGGCAGTGCCAACTGCTGGACCGGAACCAGCGGGACGCTGGCGGCCTGGTTGCTTCGAGCACTCAAAGAGATTGACCGACTACGAGAGGCCAAGGATGGCAACCATCACGCTGACGCTACCTGAGTGGTCCGCAATCGTTGACGCGGCCTGGCTGCGGATCGTGGCATCCGCCGCCCAGCGGCTGGACGCTGCGACTACCTACCGCCGGTCGATGGTGGAGCGAGTCACAGAGGAGATCACCGGGGCCGCGGGCGAGATGGCCGTGGCGAAGTGGTCAGGCCGGTTTTTCGTTCCATCGGTGAACACCTACCACCGCGTACCCGACTGCCTGGGCAATGTCGAGGTCCGCAGCACCAGGCACAGCGACGGGCACCTGATCGTCAGGGACAACGACGCACCAGACCGCCGCTATGTGCTGGCCATCGTTGGCGACGACAGCGTGAGGCTGGCGGGCTGGATAGTCGGCACCGAGGCCCGGCGGCAGGAGTGGCGAAGGGCAAGCCAGCGGAGCGACCGTCTGGCGTGGTGGGTGCCGCAGAGTGAGCTGAGAAGCATGGAGGAGTGGTAGATGGCAAAAGGCTATGGCGAGACCGTTGTTGAGCTGATTGTTGAGCATTTGAAACTGCGTGCAGGTGATCCTTGGTCTGACGAATTATGGCCCGCCGCAAACGTCGTCCTTTTGCAAATTGCTGAAGAGTTGCGGCTGGAAAAAAAGGCATTGCAGGCCGAGGCGTGGGGCAAGTTTGGAAGGAACAAAAAACGGCGTGAAAAAGCAAAGGACAACTCAAATGGCAACCAATGACGATCTTCGGGTAGACGTTTTCATGCCGCTTTACTGCCGCGACTTCCTCGCCTCAACGCTGGGATGGTCAGCGGAGGAAAAGGGCCACTATCTCACGCTGCTGATGGTTCAGTGGGACCGCGGCGGCCTGCCAGCCGACCGGGCGAAGCTGGAACGCATCTCGCCAGGCCTCGCGGACTGCTGGGAACTAATCGAAGAGAAGTTTCCCGTCTGCCAAGACGGCCAGCGGCGAAACGGGCGGATGGAGACTCATCGGGAGAAGTGCCTAGAGCTGAAGAAACGACGCGCCGAGGCAGGCAAAAAGGGTGGGCGGCCTCGGTCTGACGAAGAGCCGGAAAAGCAAAACGAAAGCAAAACGAAAGCAAACGGAAAGCAAACGGAAAGCAAAACCCAAAGCAAACCGGAAGCAAATGGTGAAGCAAAACAAAAGCCACCAACACCAACACCAACACCAACTCCATATCCACCTTCAACCCCAGAAAAAATCACACACACACACACACACGAGGCGGAAAACGATTTTCCGCAAAGGGGCGGGGGCTGGGCTGCGGACGAGTGGGGCCGCTTTGCATCCCGCTGGAACACCACCAGCAGGGCCAGGCCGTGGACAGCTCTAGTGCCGCCGGATGGCTGGGTCGACTACGCGGCCCGGCCGGGCTGGCTGGACAAGGCCGCCGAGGCACTCGACCGGCTACCGGGCTGCGAGTTCTTTGAGCAGCCGCTTGCCGTCACCAAGTTTCTTGACTTCGTTGACAGGATTTTGGCTGGCGAGTTTGACCATGCCAAATCAAACGGGCGACCGCGGCGGCAACTAGCGAAAGGAAGGCTATGAGAACCTGGGAACAAAACAAGCAGGCGATCAACGAACTGTGGCCGCAACATGACTTCACCGACGAGCAGGCAAAGCTTTGGCGTGAAGACATGGAAGGACTTGACCAAGACATGCTTTACGACGCGATTAAGAATGCGAGCAGAAAGCATGACACACCATGGGTGCATTCTCTTTGGATTCGCAATGAATACCGCGAACTCAAGCAGGCAAAAAAAAGACAAACAAGCTGCTTAGAGAAAGGCGAAAAACTCAACCTGCGGATCAACAAAGAAAAAGAAAAAGGAATCTACGAGCAGTTAATTGCTTTGATAGACGTATCAAGGCCAAGCGACTACGCATCAATTGAAAAAAGCATCTTATATCGCTTTTTTGAGTCGCTGAGTTCAGAAACAGCAAGACGTTTGCTTATTTACGCCAAGAAACGGTTTTGCCTTCAGGATTACCCAGGTTTCGGCAAGGTCAGCGGCGATGGCGACGTCGAGCCGATTGGATGACATTGGAGACAAACCGTGCGAATTGACACGCTGACCCGCCAACTGCTGCGGCGGGCATGGGACGACGAGATAAGCGACGGCGACCGGCTTCTGCTTGAGCAGGCCGCCACGATGATCGACCGATTGGCAAGACGCTGCCTGAGAGTTGCTCAGGAGCTTGAACGTGTGGAGTTTCTTAACAAGGAGGGTAGAGAACATGACAGCGGTCTGTGAACAAATCAGCCGCCGCGACTTGGCGGCGGCCCTGAGCATCTGCGGGCGAGTGGTGCCACGGCGGGCACTGGCCGAGGTGTACCAGAGCGTCAGCCTGGCGGCCGGGGCCGCCGAGGCAACAGACGGCGAGCTGCGGGTGAGCGTGCCGATTCCCTACGACGGCGAGCCGATCCTGCTGCCGTATGCTCGCCTAGAAGCCCTGACGCGGGCCTGTACGGGCGAACAGTTGGAAATCGACTCCGAGGACGGCCAGGCGACGATACGGGCTGGAGGGGGCCGCTGGCGGCTTCCTACGGTGGCCCATTCTGAGTGGCCCGAGGCGGCAGATGTGCAGGCCGTGCCGGTGGCCCGCATCCCAGGCGACCAGCTGCGGCGTGCCCTCGATGCCGTTTTGGATGCTGCTGACAGCGAGTCAAGCCGGTACGCACTGGCTGGCGTGCGGGTGGAGGTCGAAGACGGCGTGGTGCATGTAGTGGCCACCGATGGCCGACGCCTGCACGTCTGCGAAGTGGAGATCGACCAGGCCGTAGATGACTGCCAGCTGTTGATCCCGGTGAGGGCCGCGGGGCTGATCGCTACGCTTTGCCGCCAGACCGAAGAGGAGGTGCAGCTGGAGCGTTCCGGCGAAGAGGTCCGAGCGACCTGGGGCGAAAGCGGCCTGTGGTTGCGATGCCGTCAGCTGGCTGGCAACTACCCGGCTTGGCGTGCCGCCATCCCAGAGCGGCCCGAAGCAACCCGTGTGGTTGTGCGAGCCGACCATCTTGCCCAGGCACTGCGGCAAGCGGCGATCTGCACCAGCGAGACGTCGCGGGCAATCACGCTGACGATTGGCGAGCAGATCACAGCCACCGCGGAATCGTCAGAGGCCGGGGCAAGCACGGTCACGCTTGAGGCTATCGAGGCCACCGGCACGGTGAGCGTCAAAGTCGATCCGACCTATTGTGTGGCTTGGCTGCGGACGTGCGATCAGGTCGAGCCGATCACCGTCGAGGCGTCAGACAGCGGCTCAGCCCTTGTGTTCCGTAGCGAGGACGCAACCGGGGTGGTGATGCCGATGGGGGACGACTGATGCAAGAAAGAAAAACCGCCGTCAGGGTCATCGACTGGTCAGCGGTGGACATTGCAAAGCTCCGCCGCTGGTACGCGGACCCCAGCAAAAAGCCTGAGGATTTCTTGACCGAGTTCGGTATTAGCTATGCGAAGATTTGCGCCAAACGGCGAAGGCTCAATCTGCCACCACGGCCGAGGATATGGCGCAACTTCGTGGACGATCCGACACCAGAGCAAATCGCAGAGCGGGCCGCCGATTGCCGCCGTAGGCACTTTGAGCAAGTCAGGATCTACGGTCAGCCCGAGCCGCAGCCAAGCAAGATCATGTGCGAGGAAGACACGCCCGACCTAACGCCGCGGATCTTTTGCGGAGGGATGCTCTGAGCTTGACCCGAACGGTAATACAAGCGGCATGGATGCCAAGCGAATACTAAACCTCGGTGCCGGAGTGCAAAGCACAGCTTTGTACCTGATGGCCCTCGATGGCGAGATTGAGCCCATTGACGTCGCAATTTTTGCCGACGTCCAAGAGGAGCCGGGGGACGTTTACAAGCACCTTGACTGGCTCGACAGTCTGGGCGGGCCGCCAATCCTGCGAGTGACCGCTGGTCGTCTCGGTGATGCTCTGGACAAAGGCTGTGATGCTCTTGGCAATCAACGCAGCGACGGTGGTCACTATATCGCGATTCCGGCGTTCACGCTGCACCCAGACGGGCGAGCCGGGCGGATACAAAGGCAATGCACAAAAGACTTCAAGATCGTTCCGGTCGAGAAGGCAATAAGGCAGCAAGTCTTTGGCTGCGAGCCAGGCAGGCCAGTGCCCAAAGAATCACAAGTAGTCCAGTTGATGGGCCTAAGTTATGACGAACCTAAGCGAGTCATTCGAGTTAAACAGCGGTTTTTAGCGAAGCCTAAAAACTGGACGATTGAGTTTCCGCTGTTTGAGTTGGAAATGACACGCGGCGACTGTATCTCGTATTTGCGGGAGCGTGTGCCGCATGAGGTGCCACGATCTGCTTGCGTGTTCTGTCCATTCAAAAGCGACAGCGAATGGAGACGGTTGCGCGACAATGACCCGGCCGGTTGGCAGCGGGCACTGCATGTTGACGAGACGTGCAGAACTGGAACAGGGCTTGATGCTCAGCGATTCCTACACAGATCGTGCCTGCCGCTTGCTGAAGTAGACCTAAGGCCAGCGGACGAAAAAACAGGGCAGCGGCATTTGTTCAGCGGTTGGCAGGACGAGTGCGAGGGTTACTGTGGAAACTGACCCCTACCAGAGCGAGTTCACTGTGCCCGGCGACCCCGTGCCGCAATCGCGGCCGAGGGTCACACGCTCAGGGAATGTGTACTACGCCGACCGCATTGTGAGATACCGCCGCGAGGTGGTACTGGCGGCCCGTGCTGCCAGACTGCCGCTGCGGGAGGGTCCAGTCTGGCTTGGCATCGAGGCAGTGTTCCAAAGGCCCAAGTCCCATATTAAAAAACGGGGGGGGGTGGGGGTGCGACCCGATGCCGCCGCCTTCCCGTTTAGTCGAGGCGATTGCAGCAACCTAGCGAAAGGCATTGAGGACGCACTTCTCGGCGTTGCTTACAAGGACGACTCGCAAGTGGTGGAGCTGACAGTCAGGAAACGCTGGGCAAAGCCCGGCGAGGATGCCGCGGCAATTGTCACCATCTGTGACATTGAACCGCTTCCAGACGTTGCCGAGAAGAGGCGTGATGCAGTGAAAAGAAGCTGGACAGTAGCCGAGCGAGAAGAGCGGCGAGTGCACAAGCCGAGGACGCTGCAAGAAGAGCGAATGTTACAATGGGGTGACATTCTGCGCGATGAGGATTTGGATGCCGGATGAAGAAGTCAGCAATATGGGCGATCCAATCGCAACTGTCATATTGCAGAGCGATGGCAAGGGCTATGAGCTGATATTGGCCGGGGGCGGTGGCGTCGTCAGAAAGCACGAGTTTTTCGGCCCGTTCAAAAGTAACAAAAAGAAAGCCAGGGCGACGTTGCGGTTGCTCTGGCACATTGCCTACCAAACAATTCAGGACGAGGTGCTTGATGATTAGCAGCAAGCCTCTGATGATCGCCTCGCAGAAATTAAATCTGCACGACAAAGTGACGGCATACATTGCCCAGGCACGAACGGCGGCCGCCGATGGTCTAACGATTGCCGAGCTGGCCGAGCTCATCGTGGCAGCGATGCGGCTCGCCATCGCGGCAGTCGATCACCTAGAGCTGGCCGGTGACACGAAGCGGCAGATTGTGGCTGACTTGGCGGCAACGCTGTTCGATGAGTTCGCTGATCTGCTTGTGCCGACCGTGCTGCGGCCGATGTGGTGGCTGGTCAAGCCAACGCTTCGCACGTTCGTACACGCTGCCGCCGCTGGTGCTGTTGATGCCCTTCTTCCTCTCGTAAGGATTGCCGACGAATGATGACCTGGTTGCTCGCGGTTGCGGCCGCTGCTGTTGCGTTATGGCCGACCGGCAAAAAGGCTGCACCCTCGGCCTATGTGCCGAGCACGCTTGAGATTGACCCGCCGAAGCGTCAGACAACGTACCTCGATGCGGTTGCTTGTTTGCAAAAAGTCAGACAGCGACTCACGCACACAAATCATCTTGAGGACGAGCAGACCGAAGCCTTAGACGTCCTGACGCTGGCACTGTCAGCAGGGAGCGACGTCGAAGAATGAGAGCCAGGCTGCTAATCATCGCCGTGATGTTTGCGTTGTACTGGCTGAGCCGCCCAGGCCCGGCTGAGCCGACACCGGCACCGCCGCCGCCCGGCGAGCTAGACCTGGCGGGAGCGTTCAGCGGCGAGACTGCCGCCGACGATGCGGCAATCGTTGCGGCCCTAGCTGGTGAGCTGGCCGATTGCATCGAGTTCGACCGGATGACTGCCGATCCTGTGCTGACCAGCGGCGTTGCACTCGACCAGCTACGCACCCGCTCGCGGGAGTTCCGCTGCGACGGCCGGATTTTGGGCGAGCAGCATCCCGAGCTGGCCCGACGAGTTGGCGACTACCTCGACCGCAAGCTCGGCAACGCTGGCGGGCCTGTCACGCCCGAGCAGCTGAGCAAGTGGGTGAGCTGCTACCGCGAGATTGAGAGGGCCGCCACCAGTGCCATACGATAGGCCAGGCTGGCGGCTCGCAGTCGCTGGCATGCTCATCACGCTGTATGCCCTTGCGTTGTGGAACGCCCCCGAAAGAAACAGGGGGGGGTGGGGTGCCGACTCAAACTTCGGTTACCAGCCAGACCCGGCCGGAGCCGCTGAGTTTCTTGAATCGCTTGATGTGCGATTTTTCTCTGATGCCGCACCGGACGCGATGGAGAAGGCCGAGGAGGTCGATACCTTCCTGTGGCGGCAGCTCAACGACGCCTGCCTAGCACGTTACGGCGAGCCATTCACGCCAGGCCGCCAGCTAAACGGTTCCTGCGTTGCCTGGGGAGCAATGCACGCTGTCTGGATTGCCGAGGCTATCGAGTGGAAGCTAGGCAACCGCAGCGAGCCACCCGTCATGCCAAGCACGGAAAGCATCTATGGCGGCAGTAGGGTAGAAGCGAGAGGTAAGCCGGGCGACGGTGCCAGGCCAGTCGGCGGCTGGAGCGATGGCAGCACCGGATACGCTGCTGCCAAGTGGCTCAGAGATTGGGGCGTCATCTACCGGCGAGACTACGGCGACGGCCTCGACCTTCGCACCTACAGCAAAGATGTCGAGAAGCGTTGGGGCGCATACGGTAACGGTGGCGAAGGCGACGGCGGCCGCTTCGATAAGGTTGCATCCGAGACACCATGCCGCCACGTTGTCGCGGTGAAGACCTGGGCCGAGCTGGTCGCAGCGATCACCAGCGGTTTCCCGGTCACGATTGCAAGCAGCCAAGGCTTTAACAAGACGCGAGACGCTGACGGATTCTGCAAAGCGAGCGGAACATGGATGCACCAGATGTGCATTGCCGGAATCCGTTTCAAAAAAAATGGGGGGGGTGGGTTGCCCCGCGACGGTGCTCTGATCGTCAACAGTTGGGGGGACTACGTTCAAGGCGGCAAGTGGCCCGACGATCAGCCCGATGGCACCTTCTGGGCAGAGCGTGAGACTGTCGAGCGAATACTAAGCCAGGGCGATTGCTGGGCGATTGCCGAGGTGGAGTTCAAGTGGCGTGACATTCGACATGACAAGTGGTTGGGAGTTGAGCAGTGAAACTTCTTGAGCGTTACAAGGTTTTTGTAGTGGTGGCCCTTCTGGCGTTTGCCCTCGGCTCATACGTTGCCAACGAGACTGGGCGACGATCAGAGCGGCCCATGCTGCGGTGGATCAGCACCGCGGCGAAGTGGGGCTTGCGTGCGATGGTATTCCTTGATCCACCGCCGCCCGTCGAGCAGCAATACCAGACGTGCATCGGTGCCGATGGTTACCGGCAGCTCGACCATCAGCGGAGCCTGTAGATGAACTGGCTGGCAGCGATCCTGACGTGGTTTGCGGCTGACCCGCACGCCATCGACACCGAGCGACCGCGGGCCGCCGCGTGCGTGATGGCGGCACATGCCAGCATGGCAAAACAAGGGGGTCAGGATGCCGCAGAAGATACCAACACTGAGGCCTCCTTGGTTGTGCCAGGTGGAGGCATCGCAAAAGCGGGACGAAACGAACCGGCTGACAGCAGCGGAGCGAGGATATTGCAGCAAACGCCACAAGGCGTGGCGTCAGGCTGTACTGACGGCAAGTGCGTGGCAGTGCCGCGAGTGCGGCAAAGTGTGCGCCGGTGAGAGAGACGCGCACGCTGACCACACCAGCCCAGTCGTTGTGGGTACTGAATACTGCGAGAACGGGCTGAGCAGATACGACCCAGCGGCCGGGCAGTGCCTGTGTGCATCGTGCCACGGAAGGAAAACAGCGAGAGAGCAAAATGGCGCTAGCGATAAAGGCTCTTGGTCGCCTCACCCCAAATGGTTACCAAAAAGCAAAATCCCGCTGATCGTGGTTTGCGGCCCCCCAGCATCAGGCAAAAACGCATACGTCGAAGCTAAAATGAAACCGGGAGACCTTGTGATTGACCTAGACGAAATAGGTTCTCGGATGGCAAACACCGCGACGCATTGCTGGGACAGGCGATTGCTGCCGCGTGCCATGCGGCACAGAAACAAAATGCTTGCGGACCTTGGCACTAAGGCCGCGAGCCACTACAAGCGAGCCTGGTTGATAGTTTGTGAGCCGTTGCCCGAGTACCGCCAGTATTGGGTTGACAAGCTAGGGGCGAAAGAGGTGGTTGTGATAGAAACACCAGAGCGAGCTTGCGAGTCTCGCATACTATCAGCGAAGGATCGTAGGCAGCAGAGCGGCACTGCTAGAGACTGGTGGCGTGAGTATGTGCCGAGGCACGGCGATAAGGTTGTGCGGCCCGCAAAACGCCGCAGCGGGCCTGTTATGGGCAAGATTGAGCAAGTGGATGGGGGGGAGTAAGTCACGGGGAGGCCGTTTTATGAAAAC